ATCAACGGTGTTTCTAACTCCGGTACTGGTAGCGTCGCTAACCTCAACACCTTCTTCAACTCCAACTCGGCTTCGACTTCCTTCAACGGAATCACGCTGAACCGTCCTACCCAGATCACCTACAACGCCGACAAAATCGTGCAGTCGTTCGTCGAGCAGGGTGTCTCGGACAGCGTTTCGCTCCAGGCTGAGTTTGCAGGTAAGGGCTACACCGACCTTCGTCAGTTGAGCCACACCGCCGCTCTTTGGGCTCACATGCTGGGTGAAGAGCGCAACATGCTCAACGGTTGCGTCACGCCGTTGCTGAGTGCTGGTCAGATTTCATCGTTCGGTTCGGGAACTGTCGCTTCGGCTGACACCACCGCCACCGGATTCCCGTCATCGTTCAACACGCAGACCGTTGCCGTTAGCATCACCTTCTCGTCTGCCTTTGGTGAGACCGCCGCTATCAGCGCCGGAAACGTCACGGGTGTCACGAATCAGGGTGCGAAGGTTGCTTTCACCGCCACCGTGCCTGCTGGCGCTGTTGCTCTGAACGTCTACGCCGTCTACAACTCCGTTGTCTACAAGGCCACGTCGCTGTCTTTGGCTTCTGGCCAGACTGGTTTGGCGTTTGCCCTGGTGAGTGGTACTGCCGCTCCTTCGGTTGACGCTTCGTACACCTCTTTGGGATACGACGGTTTCATCAGCACCTTCGGTCAGTCCGGTGGATACACCAAGCAGTTCAACGCTTCGGTTGCCGGACTCAGCGAACCTGCGGCCTTCTTCCAGGACGCATTCGTGTCGATGTTCAACAACAACATGGCCGACCCTGACGTGATCTACACCTCAGCCGCCGTGCGTCGCAACATCGCCGCTTCGATTCAGAAGAACGCAAGCAACGCCGCCTACCGTCTCACTTACGAGACTGGTGCGGACGGTGTGACTTTGGGTTCGTTGGTCAACGCCATTCAGAACGAAGCCACCGGCAAGATGGTTGACCTCGTCACCCACCGCTTCATGCCGGCTGGAACTGCGGTCATCCACTCCAAGAACCTGCCTTTCCCCGACTCGGGTGTTTCGCAGACCGTGAGTGCTGTTTCGGTGGCCGACTGTTTAGTCATCGATTGGCCGCAAATCGGCTTCTCATACGACCTCTCGACGTACACCTACGGAACTGTTTTGTTCCGTGCGCCGTCATGGTCGGGTCTCATCACGGGCCTCTTGGCCTAACACAATCGCCTCTGAGTAATCAGTAGGCAACTAGCAAGGTTGAGCCGGTAGGGGCGTGATTCCCCTCCCCCTACTGGCTCCCTTGCCCGTTCGACAGGGGATAGCAGTATGCGATTAGTAGGTTCAGACAGAGGGCTCAAAGAAGTCCAGGTGAACGAGGGCAGGATTGCTCAACGCCAGAAAGACGGCACGTTCCACGTCGATGGATCTACCGGCAAGCAACTCGTCAAGACGGGTGACTTCGCTGTCGCAGGAACAAACTTTCAACAAGCACAGGGATACGTCTGCAAGTGCGGATGTCGCTTCGTGTCGCTGTACCGCAACTCGTGCTCGAAGTGCGATTGCACCGAACTCACGCCGGAAGAGGACTAGATGGTTATCGCACCATTCATCACATCAGAAGGCACGGGAACTCCCTACGTCACCATTGAGGAAGTCCTATTCTCGCCCACCGCTTCGGGCATTGACTTCACCAATCTGATTGAGAACGCCTCGGACGCAGTCCAACGCCGAGCCCTGCAAGAAGTAATCGTCCGTGCGTCAGCGAAGGCTGACAACTACACGATGGGCGCTCTCGGTACTCTCTCGGCTACCCAGTCGACGGAGAACGGTCGCTTCCGTCCTAATCGGGATGGGAACATCATCGTCCACCCCGAGTTCTGGCCCATTCTCGAAGTGGTGTCGTTCTCGGCTGGGACTTTGCCTGGACAGGGTCAGCAGAACATCACGCTGTCTACCAACAACTGCTTCATCGAGCGTCACCAGTTCATCGTCACCGCCGCTACGGGACTCGGTTCGCAGACTTCTATCGGATCTCTCGACATGGTCGGAGGCTCCTACAACTTCCGCCAGGAGAACTACTGCACCTATCAGTACGTCAACGGCTTTGCCAACGCCTTCTTCACAGCCGAGGCAACGGTGGGAACGACCACCCTCGTAGTCTCCAACCCCCTCGGAATGTACGCCGGTCAGACCCTCACCATCTGGGACGGAATGAACGACGAGGTTGTCACCATCCAAAGCATCTCGGGCTCAACCCTGACTATCACGGCTGGGACGAAGTTCACCCACGCTCAGGGCGTAAACATCTCCGCACTACCGGCAACGGTCAAGCAAGCGGTGATTCACTTCTGCGTGGCGATGATCAAACAGCGTGGTCAAGGCGGTCTGGTCATCAACGAAATCGGAGAAGCCCAGCAGTATTCGACCCGTGACGTGAACGGCCAAGCCGACGAGACGCAGGGCTACGACTTGCTCGATGACTTCCGTCAGGTGTGGGGTCGGAACTAATGTCTCGTACCGCCGTTCGAGCGCAGGTTGCTACCTACCTGAGCGGCGCTGGCGTGACCTTCCTCAACACGGTCAAGCCATTTCCTGCCAAGTTCACCTCCGAGATGGAGTTCTTTCAGGGCGAGGATCCAGGTCATTCCTCGGGTGCGATTGTCTATCTCTACATCGCTTCTCAGAAGGAAACCCGAATCGCATTGGGCGGTGCTCACAACGGTCGCAAGGCTATGGAGTACGAGTTTGTTCTGGACTGCTTCATGCGCTCGACTCACCGCAAGTCCGAGGACGCCGGTGCGGACAACGACACCTTCCTCGACTCTCTGGTCACGGCCATTCGTGCGGATCGCAACGCCGGAAACCCCAGCCTCATCTTCCAATGGGGTGAAGGAAACTTCCCAGGTGGGGTCGACATTGACATCACCTCCTACTATCCTCGTACCATCAACGGCTCTTCGACCACGACTCAGGTCTACTCGCAGGTTCGTGTGATGGTCATCGAAATCGACAACACCTAAGGAACCCAAATGGCTCAATACAACTTCATCGGAACCGAACCCACCGTGTTCGTGAACGTACAACTCGATGACTCTTCGACCCTGCTCGCCGTGCCTGGCGAAACCTACGAACTCGCAGTTGACCCTGCCGACGCTCGTCTGGTTCCGGTCACCTCCGCTCCGGCTCCCAAAGCCCCTGCACCAACCGCCCCAGAAACCCCTGTGACGGCCCCAGAAGCCCCTACAACGGCTCCTGCGTAGTTTCTAGACCCAACCCTCTCAAATAAGGAGAATCGCCTCATGGCCTTTATGTCAGTCAACAGTTATCTCGGGCTTGCGCTCGAGAGCACTCGTGGAACCGCCGCCGCAGGAACGTACACCTACATCCCCGTCAGCGCTCCCCAGGTGAGTCCTATGCTTCAATGGCTTCGTGACGAGGCTCTGCGTGGATCTCCGGTCAGTCTCTATGACCAAATTGCCGGAGTACGTCACGACGAAGTTGATTTCAAAACTTTTCTCTACGCCGACTCATTCCCCCTGCTCCTTGCTTCGGTGCTCGGCCCCGACTCGGTTTCGGGCTCGACGCTCTACACCCACGTCATCGGTTTGCAGAACAACGCCTCAACGGGTTCACAGCCTCAGTCGGTCACCATCAACAATTTCGACGGTGGCAACGCCTTCCAAATTGCCGGTGCTCAGGCCGCCTCGATGGACATCACCTTCGGCGCTGACAAGGCCGTAGAAGCCTCCATCAAATACATGGGCCAGCCGTGGACTACTCCGACTCCGAGTGCGACCTACGGAACCGAAGCGCTCATACCTGGTTGGGACACCGCCATCAGCATCAACTCTTCGACCTTCCTGAACATCATGGACGGAACCTTGAAGATTGACCGCAAGACTACGCCCATCTTCACCGCTGGTCAGCAGGGGCCTCACACGGTCTTTGCTGGGCCTTGTGACGTATCGGGTTCGTTCACGGTTGTCGTGGAAGCGTCAGACGCCTTCACCATCGGATCAACTGCCTACGGTCTCTACCGTGGTGCTTCTAACATCCCTATGACCCTGACCTTCACCGACCCCTCGGACGTGACCTCAGCGACGAACCACAGCATCAAGTTGCAGATGAGCGACGTTCAGTTCCACGACCCGAAGCGTTCGGTCGGCAAGGAATACGTCGAACTCACCGTCAACTTCGACGCCCAGGCGAACACCACCGATGCGACCAACGGGGGCTATGCTCCTATCAAGGCAACCGTGAAGAACGCAGTCGCTTCATACGTCGCTTCCTAGTCCAACCAAAGGGGAAACAATGCCAGCCATCGAACTGCCAAACGGCCAGTCCGCAATCATCTACTCGAAGGACGAAATCTCCGAGCGAGTGGCTCGAAACATCTCTCGAGCCTACATGAGTGCGGCTGGCTCGGCGGCGAAACTTGCCACTAACGGCTTCGACGCAGACAACCCTGCAACGTGGTCGGTGTTCTCGGACATCTCCGAAACGGATCGTGACGCAATCGACGGCTATCAGGCGCAACTCATCGCTGGCATGGTGCGCTCTTGGACTCTGGGTGAACTGCCAACGGTGGAGACCGCTCTCGACCTGCCTCGCAAGACCTTCGAGGTTCTCGCTGGGGCTTGTGGCGAAGAGTTCAACCGGACAGATGACTTCTCCCCTGACGGTGCGATTGACCCAAAAGCGCCTACCGCCGATTAGGGCGGCTTCGGATTGCCCTCAGGGGTGAGTCTGGTGAGGACGTAGACCCCGAATTGTCATCGCTCATCCGTGAGTACCAGTTCCGCAAAGTGTTCAACGTATCCCACGAGGACTACATGAACGAACCGCACAGCAACGTGACCTGGTTGCTGGCGATTGACCGAACCTTCAAGGAGGCTGAAAATGGGTGAGTTCGGCGTCATCATTCGCAACGTCAAGGAGTTTGACAAAAGCGTTGAGGAAATGATTGCCAGGGTGAATCGTGCCTCCGAAATCATCGTTCGTCAAGGCGGTCAGGTTGTCGCTCGAGAGTCCAAGAAAATCTTTCTGGGCTCACCTACCAAGAAGGGGCCGAACGGTCGAGGCAAAGGACAGCAGGGACAGAAGTCTCCGTCATGGCCACGCCCTACCAATCGCACCGGACACCTGCGAGACTCCATCCGTGTCGAGGTCAAAAATCTTGGAAACAATGCGTGGGAATCCACCACCGGCCCGACAACGATCTACGGTCGCAGAGTCGAACTTGGTGGCACTTCTCGCACCAATGGTCGCACTATCGTCACTCGCCCCTTTCCCTACATGGAGCCAGGGTTCGAGGCATCCAAGCCCGAACTTCGGGCCATCTATCGCAAAGTCTGGACGGAGGCCGTAAGTGGCTGACTTTCTCCCACCCGTAGTAGTTCAACTGCTCGCTGACACCAAAGAGTTCAAGGCGAAGATGACCGAGGCGGAGCATTCCGTCACGAGTCTTGGCAAGGCTGGTGATACCACCGGCGCAAAGATGGGCGCTCTGGGTTCCAAGTTGTCTACCGGCTTCCTTGTGGGTGTCGGTGGTGCGATGCTCTACGGAACCAAACTCGCCTTTGACTACAACGAGTCCATCCAAAAGATAGGCGTTCAGGCTGGAGTGTCCGCTCAGGAACTTGAGTACCTGCACAAGAACGTCATGGAGACCTCGATTGCTACGGCCACGTCGCAAAAGGACACCGCCGCCGCTTACATGGAAGCAGAAAAGGCAGGACTTCGTTCAGCCGCCGCCACCAATCTTGTGACCGCCGCCGCCAAAGCCGCCAACATCACGGGTGGCAAAGTGGTCGACGTGACCAACTCGCTGATTGCCGTGCAGACCTTGCACACCGCCAAGTCAATGAGCCAGGCACAGATTGCCGATGTTCTGGTCAATGCCAACAAGCGCCACCTCGGTTCGGTGGACGCCCTAGCCGCCGCCTTGACCGGCAAAGTGGGAGCCGCCCTCGCCTCGCACAACGTCAGCATCAGGGATTCGCTGGCTATCACCGACGAACTTTCCCAGGCGCACTTCAGCAACACTCGAGCGGTGGTCACCTTCACAAATTCCATTGGCAAGTTGGAGCAACCCAACAAAACCATGAGCGCACAAATGGCGCAGTTCGGTGTCTCATCGGACGAGGTTCGCCGCCTGATGGCTGGCCCCGATGGTCTGGTGAACACCCTGTCGTACTTGAACGATGTCTCCCTGAAAACCGGACGTGGTGCTGGTGCTATCTCCAACGCCCTCTTCGGATCTGGTGGTGGGGCCGCCGCTTACACCCTTATCAGCAACGCTCAAAAACTTCAAGACACCATCAAGAGCCTGGGCGGTTCATCCAAAGACCTGAACTCGCAATTCGGTGGATTCCTCAAACTGCCAGCCGGTCAGATGGCACAACTCAAGACCAACCTTTCTGCCGCCCTTACCGGAATCGGTGAGTTGCTTCTGCCAAAGGTTGAAACCGTTGCTAGGTGGATTACCTCATTCACCGGACTCATCACCAAGAACAAACTTGCCGCCGGAATCTTTGACGGGACTCTGATTGCCGGAGCCTTGACTCTCGGATCACTCAAACTGCTCAAAGTGGTCAACGCTTTGCGAGAGGCTTTCGGGCTGGAAGCAGTTGCCCTGACGGGTGCTGGAGTTGCCGCCGCCGCCGCCGTTGCAATACCTGCCGCTATTACTGCCTTCGGCTACAAGTTGACCCACGAAACACTAACGCCGTCGCAAATGCGAGACCCTCGCTCTCGATGGACTGGTGGCGAGTTCGGAAAGACCACCGGCAAGACCACTTTCAACGTCAATGTTCGAGGTCACTAATGGCTGAGGTTCCCAACTCCAGCACGGCCAACGACCAAGAAATCAACATCAACCTTGACGTGAACCTAATCGTCAAGGCTATTGCGAATAACCCGACGGCGCTCAACGCTCTGGCGAAGGCTGTCCGCGATCAACTGCTCAAAGACGCTCGTCAAAAGGGAACGCTGTTTCGTCAATGGGGCGGGACTAAATGACTCAGATTGCTTCGCTTCCCGTACTCAAGGTCTATGTAGCGTTCAGTCCTACGGCTGGTTCCAATACGCTAATGACGGCTCAGACGGTCGCTCTTTCTAACTCCTACTGGACTGACGTGACGGCGTATGTTCGAGACTTCTCGACTCAAAAAGGCCGTCAGCACTTTCTGGCTCAGATTGAAGCGTCCACTCTCTCGATGACGGTGGATAATCGAACGGGCTTCTTTATGGGGAATCCGAATCAAATCGCCGCTCGACTTCCCATCGCTATCACGGCTACTTGGAGCGGAACGACTTATCCCATCTACTACGGAATCACGGAATCGGTGGACGAGAAACTTGGAGACGTGCTGAATACGGATCTCCAGATTCGGGCTTCGGACTTGCTCAAGTTCTTGTCTCTGCGGTACTTGACGAATACGACGCTCTATTCAACTTACGCTCAATCGACGAACGCTTATAACTGGTATCGGTGCGATAGTCTCAGCACTTTGAGGGACTTGAGTCGTGGTCAAGACGGCGCTGTCGTAGGTAGTCTCAATGCCAGCCCGAGCCTTATTTCGGGCGCTCTTATGTACGATACGAATCAGGCGATTGACTTGACGGGTGGGACTGGCTCTCCGGCTGGTTATCTCAACTTGACTCCAGG